AGAATCTTCTACATTGATGTTGGTAATTTACCTAAGATCAAAGCAGAACAGTATCTACGTGATATTATGAACAAATACAAGAACAAACTTGTATATGATTCTAATTCAGGTGAAATCAAAGATGAACGTAAGCACATGAGTATGCTAGAGGATTACTGGCTTCCACGTAGAGAAGGTGGTAGAGGTACAGAAATTACAACATTGCCGGGAGGGGAGAACCTTGGTGAGTTGGCTGATGTTGATTACTTCAAAACAAAACTATACAAAGCACTTAATGTTCCCCCTTCACGGTTAGAACAAGATTCTGGTTTTATACTAGGAAGAGCAGAAGAAATTTCAAGAGATGAAGTAAAATTTACTCGTTTCATTGAACGATTACGTGCAAGATTTAATATTTTATTCAATGATCTCATAGAGAAACAGTTATTACTTAAGGGGATCATTTCATCTCAAGATTGGAATATAGTAAAAACTCAAATTATTTATGAATGGCAAACTGACTCACATTTTGCTGAATTACAAAATGCTACTATGATGAGAGAACGATTAGGACTGTTAGTAAATGATATGGGATATAGAGATGCCGTTGTTGGAAAATTCTTTTCACAAGAATATGTCAATAAACACATTCTCAAATTGACTCAAGAAGAAATTGATGATATGAAAGAGCAAATTGAGAAAGAAAAAGCAGAAGGTGGAGGTGAAGCTGAAGATCAACAATGGGAATTTGATCCTGCAGCAAATAAGCCAGATTTAAAGGTTATATCTGGGTAAAATTTATAAATAGTATAAATATAATAGAACAATAGAGGAATTTATGTCTAATGAAACTGAAATTAGTGATATCGTAGCATTATCTGTTAAAGGTGATGCTTCTGGAGTAAAATCAGCAATAGGTGATACACTCCAACAAAAAGTGATGGTATCATTAGAAGGAAAGAAAAAAGATTTCGCTAGTACTTTTTTAAACAAAACGGAGACAGACTCGAAAGAGCCGGAAAGTAACGAGGTAGAAGATGGCAGCACAGACACAAGTACTACGTGATGACGAAAAAAAATACGTAGCAAAGTTTTTTGCAGATGTATCAGAAGGCAATGTGAAGAAAATAGATTTATCGACACTTGCTTGGGCAAAACACACAATGACCCTTTCTGGAGCAGCAAGTCCAAACTTTAAGATTGGTGAAGTAATAACAACAGGCGGTGCAGAAACATTTCTTGTTACAGATTTTACTGCAGGAGCTTCTACAGTAACAGTAGTTGGTTGGGATAATACAAATAAAAAAGCAACTTCAATTGATACAGGTATGTCCAATGGCGATGCAATTGTGGGTGGAGTATCTGGAGCCAATACTAGAACCGTTGCAAATAGTGGTAACTTTACAGGCTTAGAGTGGAATGTATTAGTTACTAAAATACTGTGGATAACAAATAGTGTACAAATTGAGATTGAATGGGATGGTTCAACAGCAGAAAAAACTATTGCAGAATTAAAAGGTAATGGTAGTTGGAATATGTCATCTATGGAATGGCCAGGAATACCAATAAACGCAACTGGTGACAGCTCTGAAGTTTTGGGAGACATACAATTCTCTACAACCGGATTTAGTTCAGGTTCTTCATATACAATCATGATGGAATTAAAAAAACAGGCACCAGGCTTTGATATACCACAGTATGAACAAAATAGTGTATTAGGCTATCCAGTTGACTACGCTAAAGGAAACTTCACATAATAGGAGAGATATGAAACTTATTTGCGAACAATTAGAAGATGTAGAATTTATATGTGAAGACACCAAAAAAGGAAAGAATTATTTTATCGAAGGTGTGTTTATGCAGGCTAATGTGAAAAATCGCAATGGCCGTCTATATCCTAAAGAAATATTACAAAAAGAAGCCAAAAGATATAATCAAAATTATATAAAACAATCTAGAGCTTTTGGTGAATTAGGACATCCAGAAGGACCTACAGTTAATTTAGAGAGAGTTTCCCATTTAATTCAAGAACTTAAAGAAGATGGAGATAATTTCGTAGGTCGAGCAAAAATTATGGATACACCTTACGGAAAAATTGTAAAGAACCTTATCGATGAGGGTGCCAGATTAGGTGTCTCATCCAGAGGAATGGGCTCCTTAAGGCCCGTAGGTCGCAATTGTAGTCATGTTCAAGATGATTTTTATCTTGCAACTGCTGCAGATATTGTTGCCGATCCTTCCGCTCCAGCGGCATTTGTCAATGGTATTATGGAAGGAAAAGAGTGGATATGGGATAATGGTATTCTTGATGAACGCCATATTGCCCGAATCGAGAAACAAGTAAAAATAACTAATCAAAAGCAATTAGATGAAATTCAGATAAAAGCTTTTGATTCGTTTATGTCAAGTTTATAAGTTTACTAAATAATAACAATAGTAAAACCCTAAATTAACAAATAGGAGATTTAAATGTCTGAAGAAATTTTGGAAGGACAAGAGTCTGAAGAACAGAGTGTTGAGGAAACCGAAGAGTCTTCAGATGTTCAAATTCATGCAGAAGCCAAAACTAAGGCGTCTGTGAAGAAAGAAGAAGAAGATTCCGAAGAAGAGGACGAGGAAGAGGTTGAAGAGGCCGTTAAAGAAGAAGACGAAGAAGAAGGTGATTCCGAAGAAGAAGAAGAGGAAGAGCCAGCTGAAGAGTCTTTTGAAATTCCTAAGACCAAAAATCAAATGTTGAAAAACATTTATGATCAAGTCAATAAAATGAAAAAATCGGATCTTTCAGGTAAATACGAATCCATCTTAAAAGCTACTAAACAAGTAGTTAAAGAAGAAGAGGAAGTCAAAGAAGAAGCTGGAACTACTAAGATTCAAGCTGTTTCGCCTCAAGAAATTACACCACCTAACGTTGAAGATGATGTAGAAGCGTTAGTTGCTGGAGAAGAGGGACTTTCTGAAGATTTCAAAAAGAAAGCATCTACTATCTTTGAAGCTGCAGTTCATGCAAAAGTTGTTGACGAGGTTAACAAACGTATGGAAGAGCAACAAAAAGAAGTTGACGCTTCTAAAGATGAATTCCAGAAAGAACTTACTGAAAAGGTTGATGGATATCTCACTTACGTTGTAGAAGAGTGGATGAAAGAAAATGAATTGGCAATCGAAAGAGGAATTCGTTCCGAATTGGTTGAAGATTTCATGTCTGGACTCAAAACTCTTTTCACAGAGCATTACATTGATCTTCCAGAAGAGAAAGTTGACATGGTTGACGACTTATTCACAAAAGTTGAAGAACTTGAAACTTCTCTGGATGAAGAAATTAATCGTGGAGTAGAACTCCAGAAAGAATTGGCCCAGTTCAAAAAGGACGATGCCCTTAAAGAGACAACTAAAGATTTGGCCGATGCAGATTCGGAAAAAATTGCAAAGTTGGCTGAAGGTATCGAATTTGAGAACACGGAGCAATACATTGAAAAATTGAATGTTCTTAAGGAAAGTTATTTCCCGAAGTCAGAAGCAGTAACCTCAGAAATTACTGAAACTGATGAAAACATTGAAGTTTCTGAAGAAGAAACACAGAAACTTGATGAAAGTATGCAACATTATACATCGGCGATTCGTCGCTATAATTCTTAATTTATAACCCTATAGGAGAAAAAAATGTACCTAGCTGAAGACCTACAGAAAAAATGGGGTCCGGTCCTGGAGCATGAAGACCTTCCTAAGATTAAAGACAACTATCGTAAGGCTGTCACTGCTGTTCTCTTGGAAAACCAAGAAGCTGCAATGAAAGAAGAAGCTGGAACTAGTGGTACTTTATTTGAAGGAGCTCACGCTAACAAGACTGGCGGTAACATTGATACCGTTGATCCCGTTTTGATTTCGTTGGTACGTAGGGCTATGCCTAATCTCATCGCCTATGATGTTTGTGGTGTTCAACCAATGACTGGTCCTACCGGACTAATCTTTGCTATGAAGTCCCATTACACATCTCAGGCTGGTGTTGAGGCTGGTCATGCAGAAGCCGACACATCTTTTGCTGGAAAAGGAACTCATTCCGCTAACAGCAACCCAGCAGATGCTAGTATGACTACTGGTACTGGTCAAACCACAGCTGAACAAGAAGCAGATGTTACTATTTCTGAAATGGCATTTGCCATCGATAAAGTGACTGTAACTGCGATGTCAAGAGCTCTGAAAGCCGAGTATACTACAGAACTCGCTCAAGACCTCAAGGCCGTTCATGGTTTGGATGCAGAAACTGAATTGTCTAACATTCTGTCAAGTGAAATCTTGGCTGAAATTAACCGCGAGGTTATGAGGACAATTTACACTAACGCAAAAACAGGTGCCGCTCATAATACTACATCCGCAGGAACTTTTGATCTTGATACTGACTCTAATGGACGTTGGTCTGTTGAGAAGTTCAAAGGTCTAATGTTCCAGATTGAACGTGAAGCTAACGCAATTGCTAAAGACACTCGCCGAGGTAAAGGTAATGTCTTGATTACATCTTCAGATGTAGCATCAGCATTGGCAATGGCTGGTCAACTTTCCGGAGCACCTTCTGGAAATGCTTTTGATCCAGACGATTCAGGTTCAACTATGGTTGGTACTCTTAATGGTCGATTTAAAGTCTATGTTGATCCATATGCACCATCCGCTGCAACTAACTATTTCACAGTTGGTTACAAAGGTTCAAGTGCTTATGACGCTGGACTGTTCTATTGCCCATACGTTCCATTACAAATGGTTCGTGCAGTTGGTGAGAACTCTTTTCAACCAAAGATCGGATTTAAGACTCGTTACGGTCTTGTTTCCAATCCTTTCGCAAACGATACTGGAGCCGCCAATAACGGAGCCGGTTCTGGTGCACTTACAGCTAACGCAAACCGTTACTACAGGCACGTTATCGTTGCAAACCTTATGTAATTCTTTATATAAGGATATACAGATTAAAGGGTGGGCTTTTGTCCACCCTTTTTTTGTGCTTACTAAATAGTAGTATATAATGGAGTTTGTGAAATGTCAGAAAATGTTTTTGTACTGGGGAATGGACCTAGTAGAGCAAATATTGATCCATCAAAATTAGATGGAACCGTTATAGGATGTAATGCGTGTTATAGAGACTTTACTCCTGATGTAATTTGTGCAATAGATGCCGGAATAATAAGTGAAATTATTAATTCGGGATATAATGGAGATTGTTATTTTACACATGATTCATGGAATCTATTACCTGCAGAAGTATATTCAACAGTAAAAAATGGTTCAGAAATTGAAACTAAAAGAAAGGCAGGTGATGATAAATTTGTATATATTTCTGGACTTGATAGCGGAGCAAAAAATCCACAAAGATATATTGTTTGGGTTCCAAAAGAAATGGAACACAAAATTAAAAATATAGGTACTAAAGTTATAGGGTGTTCTACAGGAACTTCAGCTTTACATATTGCATGTCGAGATTTTACTTGTGATGATTATGAAAGAATTTACTTATTAGGTTTTGATCATAATAATAGTTATTACGATAATATCTATGCCAATACAAAACATTATTTTAGTAGAGATAGTAAAAACTATATACCTGAAGGTGGGTGGAAAGGTGAATATAATAAGTGGAATGAACAAATACTTAAAGTAGTTAAAGAACATCCATCTCTACAGTTTATTTGGGTAAATTATTGTGGA